ATGCAATCCCGGATGACAAAGGACATTGTCCTGAACGCACTGCTGATGGCTGTATGGCGGCGTAATCCCCAAAAACAGGTGCTGGTTCATTCGGATCAGGGCAGTCAGTACACAAGCCATGAGTGGCAGTCGTTCCTGAAATCACACGGCCTGGAGGGCAGCATGAGCCGTCGCGGTAACTGCCATGATAATGCGGTTGCAGAAAGCTTTTTCCAGTTGTTGAAACGTGAACGGATAAAGAAAAAGATCTACGGAACGCGGGAAGAAGCCCGCAGCGATATTTTTGATTACATCGAAATGTTTTATAACAGTAAGCGTCGGCATGGTTCCAGCGATCAGATGTCACCGACAGAATATGAAAACCAGTATTATCAACGGCTCGGAAGTGTCTAGATTATCCGTGGCGATTCATTGTACTGGTCCATCATCGACCAGAACTTTCGAGGCGTGAAGTACGCAAAGGATAAGCAGGTGGCTCGCTGCGGCAATGCCGTGCCGCCGCCATTCGCTGAGGCGCTGGTGCGTGCAAACCTACCGGAGTTGTGTGAAGCAACAGAGATGGCTGCTTAATGGTTTAAGGCGAGAATGAAAACGCCGGGCTAATACCCGGCGTTATATGAAAAGCGATGCGTGTTTTAAGCCGAAATCATCACTTGATAAGCAACAAACAGGCAAATACTAATAATGACAATGGCAGCAATCACATTGAAAACTATTTCGCCAGTGGTGGCTGGCAACTTCTTCCCACCATATCCACCCCCGCCGCCATGGTTGTATTGATACGGATTACTCGGTGGTGATGGGTGTCTGTATGTCGTAGGGTTTGGTTCAAAATCAAACCTAATCTTGGATTTCTCTTTTTCTTCGCAGTCAGGGCAATGGTAATTGGTAATAGTTCTGTTACATTTTTGGCAGGTAGCCATAGAAACCTCTTTTAAAGGGAATAAAACAACAATAAAACCGTCTACTTCATATTTTTATAGTTTTTATTTAGTTCCATGTGGTGCTTAAGCTACCGTTTTGTTGGCCTTCCTTGGGCGCGACTTTTACTTTTACAAAAGTAACTGCTCCTTTCAATCCCCCTTTTTTAGTGGGCACTATGCTTGCCATTAATCCCAGCCATAAGTCTTGATTAACATGTGCTTAGTATAAGCGTCGTTGTATGGGTACCATCGTTAGGTGAGGCGATGACGAAGGCAAACCTGCCGAAGCTGTGCGAACAGCGGGAGCAGGCCACCTGATTTATCCCCTGAATGCCGCTTTACCGCGGCATTTCTTCACCTGATCGATATTACCGATCGATGCAGTGATATTGATCTATGAAATCGATTAGATAATAGACACAGCGCAGCAACAAATTACCAACCTGACAAGATGTGTCAGCGCGGCAATATACCCTCAGGCGCAGAGCAGTCCTCTGTTTGATAGGTCCGAGAATTTTCTAATCAGGTATTTAGCCCCAGTATTTTTCCTGCCCAAAGTGTTAAAAATAACGATCAATATTTACACGAAAGTAGCGTAAAAAATTATTTAAATCAGTAAGATAAATGCACTTGCGCAAACATATATTTCGCGTGCATACTTAAGCCAAACGAATAAATACTGTTTATCCGTACAGTGTTTTGGTGTATGGTTTTTTGGCTTTAGTAAATAATTAGATTTTCTTCCGGCTCCCTATTCGGGAATTGCAGACCTCTGGTGAGTTTGTTACGGGAGAGTGTATTTGTTGATAGCAAAGTAAGGGGGTTAATGTGAAAGAAGGTCAGGAGCAGGGCGATTGGTACGACATTGTCAGGCGTTCAGACGGCAAGCTAATCGGATCAATGCCGTTTGAAAGCCGATGCCTCGTCTACACCAGAAATGGACTAGTGTCCTGCCGTCCACTGCTCGAAGATGAGGGGATCTTCAATCTGTCATCCGGGACCCGCTTTCTTCGCCGTCTTGGCTACCACGTCAATCAACCCTCTGATATTATGATATCAACGGACTGAACACCCGTTGACCTGATGCGCCACGGAGAAGACCATGGCGCTGTTACAACTCATCAAGCAATCCTCAGGAATTCTGATCCCCGCCACGCCGGAGACCAGCGACTTTCTGCATTCAAAATGTAAGCTCGGCGCGGTTCTCGAAGGTGAATTCCGTCGCGTCCGCAATGCAGCTCTACACCGCAAGTTTTTTTCACTACTGAACCTTGGTTTTGAATACTGGGAGCCAGCTGGTGGAGCGATCACGCCTTCTGAGAAACACATTGTTAGCCGGTACGCCGATTATCTGGCGCAACGAGTAGGCAATGGCGACATACTGGCATCCTATGCTGAGGAGTTCTTCAGCGACCTCTCAGCCCGCCGCACATCCAACATTACCGCCTGCAAATCATTCGACGCTTATCGTGAGTGGGTAATCGTCTGTGCCGGTTATTACGACGTGGTATTCCTCCCGGATGGCAGCCAGCGTAAGCGCCCAAAAAGCATTTCATTCGCGAATATGGATGACACAGCGTTTGTTCCGCTCTACACCGAAACGCTGAACGTACTATGGCGATTCATCCTCCACCGTTCCTTCAGCAATCAGCGCGAAGCCGAGAGCGCCGCTGCGCAACTGATGAGCTTCGGGGGATAACCAGATGGCTAAATCATGGTTCCACTACACCGAATGCACAACCGAACAGGCCGATGAACTTCAGCAGCAGTATCAGCGCCGCGGAGTAGCCGTAACGCGCAGCCTCAATCGCGATTACCTTACCTGGACCGTCAGCGTAGAGCGGCAGGAGGTGAAGTACCTCGAGCCAACGCCGCGGACCTTCCGCCAAAAGGTCTGGGGGTGATCATGGCTAAGAAACCCCGCCGTAAGTGCGGAAACCCGAGCTGCCGCGAGTGGTTCCACCCGGCTCGCGATGGCCAGGTTGTATGCGGCTACGAATGCGCTACTGCCGTTGCCAAAGCGCAGACAGCAAAGAACCGCGCCGAGGCTTTGCGTGCTGAGAAGAAGCGTCAGCGCGAAGAGGAAAAGGCTGGGCGTGAGCGCCGCAAAACACGCCTAGCCGAACTAAGGCCTGCCAGTTATTACAAAGTCCAGGCGCAACAGGCTTTCAATGCCTTCATTCGTGCGCGTGATGCCGATTTGCCATGCATAAGCTGCGGAGAGACCAACCCACCAGATCTACATGGCGGTCAGTGGGACTGCGGCCACTTCAAAACAGTCGGCGCTAATCCAGAACTGCGCTTCGAAGAACGCAACGCCCATAAGCAATGCAAATCCTGCAATGCCGGTTCCGGCAAGTACACAGCCAAAGAGGCGACAGTGGCGAAGAACTACGAAGACGGACTGATCGCTCGTTACGGGCAGGAATATGTCGACTGGCTGAATGGGCCTCACGAAATGACCAATTACCGCCGCGATGACTTTATCCAGATCCGCGATGAATACCGGGCAAAGCTAAAACAACTAAAGCAGCAGGAGATCGCAGCATGAGCAAAATTCAATATCCAATGGTCACCGCCGCTGTTTTTGATGACGTGGTATATCCGATTCGCCTTGATGGAGCGCATCAGGTTGAGCGTGAGGTGATGGGGGCGGTCAGGTGGTTCTGCCGGTGGCATAACGAGGAGATATTAGTTGTTAAGGCGCATGTGCTGTTTAGCTGCTGGGGGCTTTACCTAAGTCACGATCAGTTAATGGCGGAAGCATCATGACCAGAGAGCAGATAGCTCGCTATGAGGGCGAAAGCGTTAAACGCGCCAACATGCCACCAGTGGCGAAGCACAGCCACAACCAGCAGACCAAAACCAAACAGCCAGAGAGGGCCGCAGCGTGAACACTCAATACCTGGAATTTGTGCGCCAGCAGCTCATCGTTGCGACGGCTGATCTGAGTGGGGCGACCAAAGGGCAGTTGATGGCCTGGCTGGAGAACGCCCAGTTCGACACGAAGACCTTTAAGCGGAAGAAGCCCAAAGTTTGGGACGAGGAAACCGAGAAGTGGGTGCCGGTTGATAACCCTCCGATACCCGGTAAACAGTCACACGCCAAAGGATCACACATCCCACTCGTTCAGCCAGTCGAATACTCCACCGCATCGTGGCGCCGGGCGGTCTTGTCGCTCGATGAGCACCAGAAGGCGTGGTTACTGTGGAACTACAGCGAAAATACGCGCTGGGAGAACCAGGTGGCGATTACCCAGTGGGCATGGGCTGAGTTCAGAGAACAACTGGGTGCCAGGAAGGTGGCCGGTAAAACGATGGAGCGGCTGAAGGCGTTAATCTGGCTGGCGGCGCAGGATGTGAAAGAAACGCTGGCCGGGCGTGACGCCTATCAATATGCGGATCTTGCAGCGCTGGTGGGTGTGAGTAAAACCAATTGGTCTCAGAATTATGTTGAGCATTGGGCAGTCATGGTAGGGCTGTTCACTCGACTGGATACCGACTCACTTAAACAAGTTTCGCGATCACGTTCACAACAGAAAGCAACAAATTACCAACCAAGTATTGCAGAAATGAACTAATTGACGTATATTTCGACTAAATCTGATATCGTCGCCATAGCTTTAGTTGTCGACCGAATCACGCAAAAGAGCCCGAGGTTAACGCCTTGGGCTTTTTCGTATCTGGAATACCCATACCTGGGACTATAAGAGTGAAAGCTCAATGCAGCACCCATCGATTGGCGGTCCAGAAGCCGCCTTTTTTATTCAGGGTTCCTGGGATCATCCTCAACTCGTTTTGTCGTTAATTCACCCCAAGAGCCCGACCTCTACACATGGACCACATATGTCTGAACCTCTAACCATTGCTGGCGGTGTCACGTCCGCAACTATCGGAGTGACGTTCGCATCTTTGTTCCCCGAGGCAACGCCCGGCGTAATGCTGTGCGCGCTGGCTGGTGCAGCAATGTACGTTCTGACATCCGATCCACACCAACTGTGGAAGCAGTTCCTGTTCGCCGTCATCAGTTTTGTCGGCGGGGTGTTCTTCTCGGTACCGATGGCGAAAATACTGGCCGGGGTGATTAACACCGCGCTTGGCCTGCTACAGCCGCCGGTAAGCATCGAAGTATCCCCGAACATCGGCGCGCTGGTTTCCGCTTCCATCTCTGTCGCAGTCCTGCTTCGCATCCTCGCAAAATCAAAACGGGGGAAGATGCCGGGACTGGAGGAGGAAGGCCAATGACATGGCAAACCATCGTTCTGGATGCAAACGCCATTATCTGCGCACTAATCGTTGTAAGGCTGATGTTCTTCAGTAAGAGCGGCAAACGGCATCGGCCAGCAGTGGCCTGGATGGCATATCTGATGATCCTTGCCTCCGGATTCACGGCATTCCGAATCCTCTACGGAAAATACCTGCAGGTGGATCCGGGGGAGTTGATGCTTAACCTCGCAATATGCGTCGCCGTGTGGCGTTCACGCGGTAACCTCGCAAAGGTATTCCAAAAGGCTGACCAATGACTAAAGACGATATTTTCAATGGCATCCTCGGGAAAGAGGGAGGCTACGTCAATCACCCTGATGATAAGGGCGGACCAACTAACTGGGGCGTTACCCAGGCCACGGCCCGCGCCCACGGATTTAAAGGTGATATACGTGACCTGACTCGTGAACAGGCCCTCATGATTCTGGAGGCTGATTACTGGTATGGACCACGCTTCGACCGGGTAGCGGTTGTTTCCCCGACCATCGCAGCTGAGCTCTGCGACACGGGTGTGAATATGGGGCCATCGGTTCAGGTGAAGTGGTTACAGCGCTGGCTTAACGCATTCAATGACCAGCAGAAACTTTATCCAGACCTGAGTGCCGACGGCCAGATTGGCCCGCGCAGTATCAGCGCGCTGAAATCCTTCCTGTCGAAACGCGGCAGTGAAGGGGAGATGGTATTGCTCCGCGCATTGAACTGCAGCCAGGGCCAGCGCTATCTCGAACTGGCAGAACAGCGACCAGCTAACGAGTCATTCGCCTATGGCTGGATGCGGGAGCGCGTGAGCCTATGACCAGACTGAAAGCTATCCTGGCCGGGATCGGGCTCGCCATCATGCTGGTACTGGCCGCATTTGGTATCGGCGGTATGCGTGGCCGGGAAAAGGCCGAAGCAGAGGCAGAAAAGAAACGTACCGACGATAACGCCGCAGCTACCAAAGCAGCTGCAGAACGCCGCGTTGAAGTAACCAAGGAGGCCAGTAATGTTCAGCAGACTGTTAACCATATGCCTGATGACGATGTTGATAGTGAGCTGCGCGCAAACTGGACCCGCAAAGGTTGAGGTTATCGACACCGGCTGTGACTGGGTGAGTGCGATTCGCCTCACTGAGCATGACATTGAAGTGATGGATCGCCAGACGAAGCGCGACATCCTCTCACATAACAAATCGTGGCAGACGAACTGCCAGAACCTTAAGTTTTCTCAGGGGGTGACATGAGAAATAAAACCGTAGAAAAACGCAGAGCATCAGACCTTAAAACGCTTCAGACTGACGCCCTGATTAACACAAGCTGTGACTGCAAAATGAGACCCAACCATGACGCTATGGCAAACGAAAAATTAGCAAGCCGATTAAAAGAGGTTAGCGTCAATTATTGGTAATTCGAATTAATTAAAGTGCTGCTACATGAATTATCTCGGGTTTTTTAGCGGTAATCTGGTTGGAGGCGTGTCTGATGAGCTCGCCTATCCTTGCGCGGAGGGCGCTTTTGTCTTGCATAACATCCTGCACAAGCATGTGAATCAACTGGACATAATAACAATACCCCGGCTTCGTTGGCACAGAAATAGCCACGGGTAAATTTGTTAAAGTTGCATTTCTTATAAATAGCAGCACGTCGTCATCTAGTAATGAGGTTACCGAATTGTCATCTATGGGCTGAATCTGAAAGGATACGCCTGGTTGCGGGTTGATAATAATTAGAACCCTCGATCTGTCTGGCCTAAGTTGTGGTGGAACACCATCAAGTTCAAGCCATCCGCAATGCCAACGCATACATACTCCCGGTCTTCTTTCATATATTGAACATCCGGAAATTGCTGCAAGGTGTCTGCAAGGTGTACCCGCTGGCTTCGCCAATTCAGGCGTATCAATAAGGAGCGAGGTGCAACACACCGAACATTGACCACACTTTTTGGGAGCAACAGATTTAGTTACTGGCTTCTTCTTTTTCTTGATTTTCTTCGACATAGCTCTACCTGCTGAGTGTATGAATCATTTATTTCATATTCACTCAACTTCTTATGTAATGTCATCCTTTTATGTATGGATATTATTGAAAATGGAACCTGCATTACGAAACCATGCTGCGAATACTAGCCAGCCTTCTGGAAAATGCTAGCCATGCATGATGGCTAAGACAGAAATGCAAAAGACTTGCATATTTTCCTATGGGTCTGTTGCTCGTCCTGATGCTGATTGCTAAGCCATTCCAAAGCTCATCTGCTGGTGGGCTTGATAATGGCTATAGCGGATAAATAGCAGATATCCCCTACAGAGGATAGGAATTCCCTTAATGCCTGTGATAATTTCAAGCCGTGGAAATAAACGGAGTAATTCTTATGAGAAAGCTTATCGTTTTTTTTAATGGCAATGCTCCTTATGTTATCGAGGTAGGAGAGCACCTTGATTCGCTTCGTCTTCAGTATCCGGATCACACTGAAGCAGACCTCCCTATTCAGTCCCACATATATCCTGGAAGAGACAAAATGGAAGAATGCCTTTTTGTTTCGGATCGCGAGGTAAATGGTAGGGACGTTCATCAAGCGATAGAAGACCTTCTCTAACTATGCATTAATCAGGTGCGCAAGATGTCTGTTAAAGCCGATACGTAAGAAGCGTGACTCTATTTTAAGTGGGTCTGTGGTGTAGCCGGCTTCGCCCAGGGATTCGAGCCCCTTCCTAATTATCACCTACAAGCCACTGGCATCTGCTGGTGGTTTTTTTATTGGAGCGACAACCATGCCCGCAGCTATTCCCAGAGCATGCCGTAAGCGAGGTTGCTCTGGCACAACTACGGATCGTTCAGGCTACTGCGAGGCGCACCGTAACGAAGGATGGCAACAGTACCAGCGTGGATTGAGCCGCCACCAGCGCGGCTATGGCAGCAAGTGGGACATCATCCGCGCCCGCATCCTTAAACGTGATCGTCACATTTGCCAGGCGTGCCTGCGCAGCGGCAGACCACGTCCGGCAGAAACGGTCGACCACATCATCCCGAAAGCTCACGGCGGCACAGACGACGACAGCAATCTCGAATCGCTGTGCTGGCCATGCCATAAGCGCAAGACCGCAACGGAGAGAAACCGATGAGCTATACACGCTGCAACTACTGCGGCTCGACGCTGCACACCGTAGCGAACTGCCCAAAGACATGGGGAGGCTCAGCCCGCCGTGCGAACCTGCGCTGCGGTTACTGTCGTCAGTCAGGCCATAACTCCAGCGCCTGTCCGCACAATGCCAGCAGCGCGCGGCGCCGCAACCTCAGTGATGACTTCCATCTCGACTGATGGAAAAAGAAATGATTTCAAATGCAATCATTTTAACGTGAATGATATCGATTCTCATCGGAGGGGAGGGCGGGTCAAAAGTTCAGGGGCTTGGCCCTAAAGGACCGCCGCCTAACCTTTTTTCACACCGCCGCAGGTTAGAAAACTTTTTTATGGGGATCCCCACCATCGATTAATAGGAGTTTTCGATTATGCCAGGACCACCGAAAACCCCGACACATCTGGCTTTGGTGAAGGGGAACCCATCAAAACGAGCTGTCAACAAAGACGAGCCAAAACCCGCTTCTGGGGTACCCCCAGTTCCGAAGCATTTCGACAAGATGGGGAAGTACTGGTTTAAGCGAATTGGCGAAGAGCTTGATGCTGTCGGGGTGATGACCACCTTGGACGGTAAAGCACTTGAACTGCTGATCGAGGCTTACACAGAGTACCGGAATCACTGCGAGACGTTAGAGCGGGAAGGTTACACCTACGCCGTCTACAGCGAGGATGAGCCGGACGAAGGGAAAGAGCGGGAAATCAGGATGATTAAGCCTCACCCGGCGGCAGTGATGAAAGCCGATGCGTGGAAGCGCATCAGGGCAATGCTCGCTGAATTCGGCATGACCCCGGCCAGCCGGTCCAAGGTTGGCGCTAAAGGCCCGGCTGAGGCCGATCCACTGGATGAATTTCTTAAAAAGCGCAAATGATGAATGGCAACGGTTTCGGAAGGTATTCAGTACGCCGAGCGCGTGCTGTCTGGCGAGATTGTTGCTGGCGAACTGGTGCGCCTGGCGTGCCAGCGATTTCTTAATGATTTAGAGCATGGGCCTGGGCGCGGCATCTACTTCAGTGAGGAACGCGCCCAGCACATCCTCGATTTTTATAATTTCGTCCCACACGTTAAAGGGGCGCTGGCAGGCAAGCCGATCACGCTGATGGCCTGGCACGTTTTTATCCTGATCAACATTTTTGGTTTCGTCGTTCCGCTGATTGATGAGATGACAGGCCTGGCTGTGATCGATGATGACGGTGACACGGTCATGGTGCGCCGCTTCCGTACGGCTTATGACGAGGTGGCGCGTAAAAACGCCAAATCTACACTTTCGTCTGGCATTGGGTTGTACATGACCGGTGCCGACGGCGAGGGAGGCGCTGAGGTTTACTCAGCCGCCACGACCCGCGACCAGGCGCGGATTGTTTTTGATGATGCCAAGAACATGATCAAGAAAGCCCCCCGCACGCTGGGGCGTCTTTTTGGTCACGTTAAGCTCAACATTCACCAGGAGCGTTCGGCCTCTAAGTTTGAACCGCTCTCCAGCGATGCCAATAACCTCGACGGCCTGAATATTCATTGCGGAATTGTCGACGAGCTGCACGCTCACCGTACCCGTGACGTCTGGGACGTCCTGGAAACAGCTACCGGTGCGCGCCTTCAGTCCCTGCTTTTCGCAATAACAACGGCGGGTACCAATAAAGAGGGCATCTGTTACGAGCAGCGGGATTACGCAATCAAAGTGCTGCGGGGCGTGGTGGAAGATGACACTTACTTTGCCCTGATTTATACCCTCGACGAAGGCGACGATCCCTTTGACGAGGCCAACTGGCCGAAAGCTAACCCCGGCCTCGGTATCTGTAAGCGCTGGGACGACATGCGCCGCCTTGCCAAAAAGGCAAAGGAGCAGGTCGCGGCGCGGCCGAACTTCTTTACCAAGCACCTGAACATCTGGGTAACAGCTGAGAGCGCCTGGATGGACATGGACCGCTGGGCAAAAATGCCGGGTATTGCTTCGGAAGCTGAGCGAAAGGCGTGGCCACTGTGGGTGGGGGTCGACCTCGCCAACAAAATCGATATTTGTGCAGCGGTGAAAGCCTGGCGCGATCCTGCAGGTGAAACTCATGTGCAGCCACGTTTCTGGATCCCGGAAGGGCGACTGGAAACAGCGCCAGCCCATATTGCAGAGCTTTACAGGAAGTGGGCCGACGCCGGATATCTCGAGCTGACTGACGGGGACGTTATCGATCACGGCATGATTAAATCCGACATAGTGGAGTGGGTGAAGGGCGAGAACATCAAGGAGATTGCTTTCGATCCCTGGAGCGCCGTGCAGTTCAGCCTGTCACTTGCGGAGGAAGGCTTGCCGCTGGTGGAAGTCGCACAGACGGTCAAAAACCTTTCTGAGTCCATGAAATCAGTGCAGGCGGAGATTTACGGCAACAAGTTCCACCATGACGACAACCCCGTAATGCGGTGGATGATGTCAAACGTCACGGTTAAGCCGGACAAAAACGACAACATCTTCCCGAACAAGTCCACCCCTGAAAACAAAATTGACGGACCGGTTGCACTGTTTACGGCTAAAAGCCGGATGCTGGTCAATGGTGGTAATGATGCTCAGGATCTGAGCGGCTTCTTTGAAAATCCAATCATGGTAGGTTTCTGATGAAGAAAAGTAAGCAGCCGGGCAAGGTAAAAAGTGCCTTGCTCAACTGGCTGGGCGTGCCCATCAGCCTGACTACCGGGACGTTCTGGCAGGAGTGGTACGGCACGAGCAGCAGCGGCAAGGTCGTCACGGCAGATCGGGCGATCCAGCTTTCGGCAGTCTGGGCCTGCGTCCGGCTTCTGAGCGAGTCGGTGTCCACGCTGCCGGTTAAGATTTACACCCGCCAGGCTGATGGCTCGCGCAAGCTGGCGCAGAATCATCCGGTTTACCAGGTGCTTTGTCGCCGTCCCAATCTGGAAATGACGCCGTCCCGGTTCATGCTGATGGTGGTGGCCAGCATCTGTCTGCGCGGTAATGCCTTTGTTGAGAAACTGTTTATCGGCAATAAGCTGGTGTCGCTGGTGCCACTGCTGCCCCAGAACATGGTGGTGAAGCGGCTGGACACCGGGCGGCTGGAATACACCTACACCGAAGACGGCAGGCAGCGTGTAATTCCCGAAAAGAATCTGATGCACATCCGTGGGTTCGGCCTCGATGGTGTTTGCGGCATGATGCCACTGAGTTCCGGCCGGGATGTGATTGGTGCGGCGATGGCGGTAGAAGAGTCGGCAGCAAAAATTTTCGAAAACGGGCTTCAGAGTTCCGGCTTTCTCTCTGCTGATATGGCTCTGGATGATGATCAGCGTGATCGGCTTCGTCAGTACATGGCTAAGTTCACCAGTTCCCGGAACGCCGGGAAAATCATGGTGCTTGAGGGCGGACTGAAATATCAGAACGTCACCATGAATCCAGAAGCGGCGCAGATGCTGGAAAGTCGCTCTTTTGGCATTGAGGAAATCTGCCGCTGGTTCCGCGTGCCGCCGTTTATGGTTGGGCATACCTCGAAGCAAAGCAGCTGGGCATCGAGTCTGGAAGGGATGAATCTCCAGTTCCTGACCCATACGCTGCGCCCGCTGCTGGTGAATATTGAGCAGGAGATTTCCCGCTGTCTGCTGAATGGTGAAGAGGAACTCTTTGCCGAGTTCTCGGTAGAAGGCCTGCTGCGCGCCGACAGTGCTGGCCGGGCGGCGTACTACACCAGTGCGCTGCAGAACGGCTGGATGTCCCGTAACGACGTGCGCCGCCTGGAGAACATGCCACCGATTGAGGGCGGCGATCTTTATACGGTCCAGCTCAACCTGACGCCGCTTGAAGACCTGAAGCAAAACAGCCAGGCAGCACAGGCTTTCGCGCTGCGTCAGGTCCATAACCACGTATTCCCCGACATCCCCTTCGAACAGTCCCCGCTGAAACAAGCGGCTTAGGAGCATCCATGACAATTAAAAGCCTTCCGGCGGCGCCGGAGGGGCGACCTTTTGCGCGCGAAAAACCTGACCTGCCGGCAGCGGCAATGGAGCGCTGGAACGGCGGCATCCGCGCCGCCCGGGACGGTGACAACAGCATTTCTATCTTCGACGTGATCGGCGCGGACTACTGGGGCGACGGGGTGACGGCCAGCCGCATTGCCGGGGCGCTTCGCTCCCTTAATGGCGCTGACGTAACGGTAAACATCAACAGCCCCGGCGGCGACATGTTCGAGGGCCTTGCGATTTATAACCTGCTGCGCGAGTACGAAGGCAGGGTCACTGTGAAGGTGCTGGGCCTGGCAGCGTCGGCGGCGTCGGTCATCGCGATGGCCGGTGACGACGTGCAGATCGGGCGCGGTGCATTCCTGATGATCCACAACTGCTGGGTTTACGCGATGGGCAACCGTCACGACCTGGCGCAGATCGCCGCTGACATGGCGCCGTTTGATAACGCCATGAGCGATATCTATCAGGCGCGCAGCGGCCTCGATGCCACTACGGTCAACAGGATGATGGACGGCGAAACTTATATCGGCGGCAGCGAAGCGGTGGAGAAAGGTTTTGCTGACAGCCTGCTTTCTGCCGACGAAATCGCGGACGATGACGAAAGCCCAGCTGCAGCGCTGCGTAAGCTCGATGCGTTACTGGCGAAAGCAAACACCCCCCGCTCTGAGCGGAGAAAACTTCTTAAAGCCTTATCAGGCAGCACGCCGGGCGCTGCTGTCACCCCTGACGGTACGCCGAGCGCTGCCACCATCGAAAACGAAACTATAGACCGACTGGAAGCCGCACTCAGCGGCCTGAAAGCGGCTGCCCAGTAAAAACGGAGATGTTATGTCTGATGTAAATGAGATCCTGAAAAAAGTTAGCGCCAGCATTGAAGAGGCGACCGGCAAATTTAATGCCAAGGCAGAAGAAGCACTGAAAGAAGCAAAGAAAAACGGCGAGCTGTCAGCGGAAACCAAAGACACCGTCGACAAAATGGCAGTGGAATTTAATGCCCTGAAAGATGCTGAAAAAACGCTTAAGGCGGCGCTCGGCGAACTTGAGCAGCAGGTTGCTCAGATGCCGCTGGCCAACGCTGCAAAGATTATCGAGACCGTTGGCCAGACCGTTATCAGCAGTGAAGCGCTGAAAGCGTTCGCGGCAAGCGTTGAAGGCGGCAAGCGCGTCAGCGTGCCGGTGAACGCCGCGTTGATTTCCACGGATGTCGCCACCGGCGTGGTTGAGCCGCAGCGTCTGCCGGGTATCGACACCGCACCGAAACAGCGCCTTTTCATCCGCGATCTGATCGCACCTGGCAGAACCTCGGCACCAGCCATCTTCTGGGTGCAGCAGACCGGATTCACCAATGCGGCGAAAGTCGTGCCGGAAGGCACCGCCAAGCCGTACAGCGATATCCTGTTCGCCACGCAGATCACTCCGGTGACCACCATCGCGCACATGTTCAAGGCGTCCAAACAGATCCTGGATGATTTTGCACAGCTGCAGTCCACTATCGACGCTGAAATGCGTTACGGCCTGAAATATGTCGAAGAGCAGGAGATTCTCTTCGGTGATGGTACCGGCGCGCACCTGAAAGGCATCGTCCCACAGGCATCTGCTTATGACGCTGCCTTTACCGTTGAGCAGCAGAACGGCATCGATGATCTCCGCCTCGCAATGCTGCAGGCGCAGCTGGCGCGCTTCCCGGCTTCCGGCCACGTCCTGCACTTCATCGACTGGGCGAAGATTGAACTCACCAAAGACACGCTGGGCCGCTATATCCTGGCGAACCCGGCGGCCCTGACCGGTCCGACCCTGTGGGGCCTGCCGGTGGTGGCGACCGAAGCTGCAGCATTCCAGGGCAAATTCCTGACCGGTGCATTCAACGCTGCTGCCCAGCTGTTCGACCGTGAAGATGCCAACGTGGTGATCTCCACTGAGAACGCCGACGACTTCGAGAAAAACATGATCTCGATTCGTTGCGAAGAGCGTCTGGCGCTGGCGGTGAAACGCCCGGAAGCATTCATCTACGGAGCCTTCACTGCGCCTGCTGCAGGTGGCGGTGCGTAATCCTTAACGGCGGCCTGCGGGCCGCTTTTCTTTTCCTTTAAGGAGACAGCCATGAAGCTAATCGCTATCAAGCCCATTTATTTTGAAGGTAACGTGCTTACCGAAGGCACCGAGTTCGAGACGCTGGAGCAGCATGGTCGCGAGCTGGTGGCGCGCGGTTATGCCGCAGAACCCGGCGCCAAAAAACCGGGACCGGATAAAGACCCCGATCCAAAAGGAAAAGGCAAAGGTAAGTAAGGGGCGCGCATGCTGACTAAAGAGCAGGTGAAGCAACACTGCAATATCGAACAGGATTTCACGGAAGACGACGCCTGGATCGATACGGGCATAAAAGCCGCGGAACGTTACGTTGAAAAATGGACCCGCCGTCGGCTTTATGAAAAGGCTGATGATCCGCTTTATATGGCCGATCCTGACGCTCTGCTTTATGGCGAGGATATCGAAATGGCTATGTTGATGCTGATTGCCCACTGGTACACCAACCGTGAAACGGTCAGCACCGGCAGCACGACATCTGCGCTGGCTTTCTCTACTGAAGCACTCCTTCAACCCTACCGGATTTATGGCCTATGAAAGCGGGACGACTACGACACCGGGTTACGTTACAAAAGCCAGCGTCTGGGCGCCTGCCTTCCGGGCAGCCTGCCACTGGCTGGGTGGATGTGGCTTCAGTGCGTGCTGAGGTCGCGGACGTGTCCGGCCGGGAGATGATGGACGGCGGCGCAGAGTTGAGCAGCACCACAACCCGGATCTGGATGCGTCGTTATCCCGGCATTCCGGTATCCACAGGCTGGCGCGCCGTTCATCTGCCACCAACCGGTAACGGCGAGATATACGACATTCAGTCGGCTATTTCTGCCGAAAACGGGACCCGCCTGGAGTTGCTTTGTGAGAAGGGGGTGAAGCAGTGATCTCAACGAGTCTTGATTTCTCCGGCCTGGCCGACATCGCTAAGGAGCTGGAAACGCTCAGCCGGGCAGAAAATAACAAGGTTTTGCGTGATGCCACCCGGGCGGGTGCTCAGGTTCTGAAAGAAGAAGTAGAGAATCTCGCGCCAGTCAAAACCGGCAAAATGAAAAAAAACGTGGTGGTGGTGACCCAGAAAGGACGCCGCCGCGGCGAAATCACTTCCGGCGTACATATTCGGGGGGTCAATCCGGACACAGGCAACAGCGATAACACAATGAAGGCCGACAATCCGCGCAACGCGTTTTACTGGCGGTTTGTGGAACTGGGGACATCGAGTATGCCAGCGCATCCCTTTGTTCGTCCTGCGTTTGACACCCGGCAGGAGGAAGCCACGCAGGTGGCGCTGGCCCGCATGAATCAGGCTATCGATGAGGTACTGGCGAAATGACCGAAGCCGATATCTATCCACGCCTCAGCGTGCTGGCAGGCGGTAACGTCTTTCCGTACGTGGCGCCACAGGGAACCTCTGCACCATGGGTGATCTACCTGTTGCCTTCCGCAGCCAGTGAAGATGTATTTTCCGGCCCGGCGGAGACAGCCTGCACGGTTCAGATCGATGCCTGGGCCTCGTCAATTGATGACGCCCGAGAGCTGCGTGATCAGGCTAAAGCTGCTCTGGCCGGTCTGCATCCTGTCGGTCTGAACGAGATCAACGGCTACGAGCCTGACACCGGACTTTACCGGGCCACGCTTGAAGTTCAGATCTGGCAATAAAGCCACCCTTCATATTAACTCTGCCGCCTGCGGGCGGCTTTTTTATATCCGGAGATCACTATGTCCTCGTATTATGAAAAATCGCAGCTGACTAAAATCCTTATTTCGTCACTGCCGACGACCAGAGACGCAATGGAAGCCGCTGTCTATCTCGATCTGAGCTGCACTCTCAAAGAAGCTCAGTTCACCGGCGGGCAAAAACAGGATATTGACGTAACCACGCTATGCTCCACTGAGCAGGAGAACGTCAATGGCCTCCCGGCCCCTTCGGAGATATCACTGTCAGGTAACTTTTACCGTAATGCTGCGCAGGATGCGTTGCGTGATGCGTATGACAACGACACAGTTTATGGCTTCCAGATCATCTTCCCGTCTGGCAATGGCTTTAAGTTCCTTGCCGAAGTTCGTCAGCATACCTGGTCTTCCGGTACTAATGGCGTAGTGGCGGCAACGTTCTCCCTGCGTCTGAAAGGGAAGCCGGTACCGATTGACCCGGCCCTTAAACTGACCACTGATTTGCCCGCCGCACAATCTGTAGCGGTTGGGGCACCGATCAGTATGGCGGTCGCCGCCGCTGGCGGTAAACTTCCCTACAGCTATGCCTGGAAGAAAGGTGGTGTCACCATCAGTGGGCAAACATCTGACACATTCAATAAATCCAGCGCTGTTTCGGGTGATGCGGGAGATTACACCTGCGTGGTCACTGATTCTTCTGCCCCGGTTAAGACAATTACATCATCAACTTGTACCCTTACCGTCAATTAATGGAGATGCCGGGTTGGCCCGGCATGCATAACAGATGTCGCAAAATCTGAAAAAATTAGCCATGGCGAAGATGTCAGGCTTTCGTCATAAGACGGTGGCGGTTCCTGAGTGGGAAGGCGTCGAAGTTGTTCTTCGTGAGCCGTCTGGCGAAGCCTGGCTGCGCTGGCAGGAAGTAGTGAAAGTCGGTGCTGACGATGAAAATGTGTCGGTATCTGAAAAGGCCCACCGTAATCTTTGCGCTGACGTGGTTCTCTTCATTGACGTCCTGTGCGACACCGATAAGCAACCGGTATTCAGCGTCGATGAAGAAGAGCAGGTGCGTGAAATTTACGGCCCCGTTCATTCCCGTCTGCTGAAACAGGCGCTGGACCTCATTAATAACGCGGAAGAAGCGCGGGAAAAGTCGCAACCCCCGGCGTAAAGTTCCTGATGTCGCTTGCGCTCCGCATGGGGCGCACGCTTTCAGAGCTTCGGCAGAACATGACGGCGAGCGAGCTTCTGATGTGGATTGAGTTCGACAGGCAAAGTCCGGTTGGCGATATTCGCGGTGACATTCAGGCCGCCCAGATAGTCTCTGCCGTTTATGGTTCTCAGGGGGTCAAAGTGCCGCTGGAAGATGCAATCCTGCGCTGGGGTGATGAGGAACTATCAGCACCTGAAGACCCGTTTGCCGGGCTTGAGGCTGCACTTGCTGCCGCGACGCAGTGACTTTTGGCCCAGATAATATTAGGATTCCTAGACTTATAATACTGGGGAACCAAAATGGAAATTTTACTAGTTTCAATTGTTATAGGCTTAATTCCAGCCTTAATTGCTCAAAGCAAAGGGCGATCTTTCTTTGCATGGTGGGTGTATGGTGCTCTGCTGTTTATAATCGCTTTTGTGCATTCTCTGGTAATAAAGAAGGATGTTGCGGCAGAAGAAAAAGACTTAATTGAAAACGATGGCATGAAGAAGTGCCCATTCTGTGCAGAGTTAATCAAAAACGAAGCTATTAAATGTAAACACTGTGGTAGTAATTTAGCAGTCGATTCCCCACCGGTTAAGACTGATGAAGAATACCTCGAAGAAGCCAGGCAAAAGGTCTGGAAATAATAAAAATTAAACCGCTTCGGCGGTTTTTTTACGTCTGGAGTTAGAATAAATGGCAACTTTACGTGAGTTAATAATCAAAATTTCCGCTAACTCGCAATCATTCCAGACGGAAATTTCCCGCGCCTCGCGCATGGGGCAGGACTATTACCGCACCATGCAAAATGGCGGTCGGCAAGCCGCAGCAGCATCGCGTGAAAGCGAAAGAGCATTATCCGATCTTACTGATGGTTTTGCATCGGCAGGAAGGGCTGCTGCTGCCGCTACGGCAGCTTTTGCGACTGGCAAACTTGTGCAGATTGCAGATGAGTGGAATTCTGTGAATGCGCGCCTTAAGCAGGCATCCTCTTCTGCTGATGAATTTGCAGTCTCTCAGCGCCAGTTAATGGAAATCAGCCAGCGAACCGGAACGGCATTTTCCGATAACGCAAACCTTTTTTCACGCGCAGCAGCTTCCATGCGCGAATACGGGTATAGCTCTGATGAAGTCCTGAAAATTACCGAGGCTGTTTCAACCGGCCTCAAACTTTCAGGAGCAAATACCCAGGAAGCAAGTTCTGTTATCACACAATTCAGCCAGGCGCTGGCGCAGGGAGTTCTTCGCGGCGAAGAATTCAACGCCGTTAACGAAGCAGGTGATCGTGTCATCCGTGCACTTGCCGCCGGAATGGGCGTGGCCCGCAAAGACCTGAAGAGCATGGCTGACCAGGGGCAACTTACGATCGATAAGGTTGTTCCTGCATTAATGAGCCAGTTGGGTTCATTACAGGGTGAGTTTGCCAGCATGCCGCAAACAGTTTCCGGATCCCTGCAAAAAGTCACCAACTCCTTCATGGCATGGGTTGGAGGTGTCAACCAGGCTACTGGTGCTACTGATGCGCTATCTGGTGGCCTGGACGGAGTTGCCCGGACGCTTGATTCATTTACCTCATCGGCAGTAAGTGGCGCATTGAGTGATATTGCCGACAATATGGCTACGATAACAACAGTTGCAGGTGCGCTTGTTGGTGTTGGCCTGGCGAAATATCTCAGTGGGGTGGTGACCAGCGCTACGAGCGCAACCGGCGCGCTAATTTCTGCGGCTAAGTCAGAGGTTGCTCTTGCAGTTGCACAGGATAAGGCTGCACAGTCTGCCGTTGCCGCCTCAAGGGTAGAAGTTTATCGAGCCCAGCAAGCTGTGCAAAGGTCGCGTAGCGCAGATGTTCAGGCCGCTCAGCAAGAGAAAATTGCTGCGGCAGAAGCAAAAGTCACTGCAGCCCAGGCCAGGCTGACGACCGCTTTAACCAGCGGTTCTGCCACAGAGAAAGTTAGAGCCAGAACAGCGCTTGAGCGTGCGCAGGCAGGGCTGGTGGCAGCTAAAAACGCCGATGCGCAGGCTATTGCTGAAAGACGCCTGGCTTCTGCCGAGGCCGCCAGAGACCGGAACCTTGCAAACCGTGTAACTACCCAAAGCAATCTCAATAGCGTCACATCTGTTGGCACCCGCCTTTTAAGCGGTGCCCTCGGGCTCATTGGTGGCGTGCCGGGATTAGTGATGCTTGGAGCCGGTGCCTGGTATGCGGTGTATCAAAATCAGGAGCAGGCCAGGCGTTCTGCCCAGGAATATGCCAGTACGATAGATGAAGTCAGTAAAAAGTCGATGGCAATGACTTTGCCTGAAGCTTCAGATAATGCAGAGAGAACTCGTGCCGCTCTGAATGAACAGAACAGGCTAATCGATGAACAAAAGAGCAAGATTGAAAGCCTGAAAGAGCAGATAGCTGGTTATCAGTCAGTAATCAGTAATCCGGGCCCCACTACCAGCGGTGGTTTCATGATTAACCACCTGACATCTTTGGACACCGTGACTCGTGGGCTGGCTACAGCTACAGAGCAGTTATCTGTTGAGCAAGAAAGGCTTGCTCAGATGCAGGAAAAATCCGCTTCTATTCAGCAGGTTCTTGAGGGGCTTGAGCATCGACGGGTGGCACTCATCCGAGAAGAGGCGGCCAATCAAAACCGGGCTTATCAATCTCTCCTGCTGATGAATGGGCAGCATGACGAATTTAACCGTTTGTTGGGGCTGGGTAATCAACTCCTAATGGCCCGTCAGGGGTTGGCTAACGTTCCACTCAGACTTCCTCAGGCCGATCTCGATAAAAAGCAAACCGATGCCCTTGAAAAGAGCCGCCGGGATCTGGAGTTGTCACGACTTAAAGGTGAGGCCAAAGAACGTTTACGGCTGAGTTATGCAGCTGACGATCTGGGATTAACCAGTGACCCTCAATTCCAGACAGGCCGTCAGGAGTTGATTAATAACGGTCTTGCGGAATGGCGAAATAATGAGGCCAACAAACCTCAGAAAAAAATGCCCAAATCTGATGAGCAAAAGACATCGGAGAAACTCGAGGAGTCTTACAAGCGCCTCATTAGCCAGCAGCAGGAACAGCTCGCGCTTGCTGGCCAGAGTACGGAGCTCGCTAAAACCAAATATCAGGTAACCCAGGGTGAGCTGGGGGCTTTGTCTGAAACGCAGAAGACAGAGCTTCTGCGCAACTCCGCCGCGCTTGATCATCTTAATGCTGTCGAACGCCTTAAATCCCTGAATAAGGAACTGCTGGAGCCAGAGGAGGCGCTGCTAAATACCACTCGTGAACGCATTAAACTGCTGCGAGAGGCTGCACCTGCGACTGAAGAATACCGCAAGACAATGGAGCGGATATCAAAAGCATCGGTTCAGGAAGCTCCGAAGTTCGGTGGTATTGATTCATCTGTCGGCGGTGCCAGCGGCGAACTTATTCGTGTGGCTGAGGCGCAAAAAGAACTGGAAAAGTGGCATGAAACTCAGCTTGAGATGCAGAAAGAGTTGCTCGACCAGAAGGAGATTAATGAGCAAACCTACGCTGACCGTGTTGCTGAAATTAACAAGACAAATGCTTCGCAATTACAGGATATACAGGCTGGATACACATCTGCCAGCCTGGCGATGTTCTCAGACCTCGCTGGCCAGTCAGCGCAACTACTGCAGAGCATCGGGCAGGAGGGCAGTCTTGCCTATAAGACCCTGTTTATTGCCAGCAAGGCGGCGGCAATGGCGCAGGCCGTGATCAACACCGAACTGGCAGCAACCAAGGCTATGGCGGAAGGCGGCCTGATTATGGGGATACCGGCGGCCACAGCAATCCGCGCCGTTGGTTACGCGTCAGTGGCTTTGATAGCCGGACAGTCGCTTGCCGGTATGGCTCATGATGGTATTGACCGGGTACCGGAAACAGGGACCTGGTTGCTGCAGAAAGGGGAGCGAGTGGTAACGGCCAGCACCTCTGCCAAGCTCGATGCGACCCTGGAGAGGGTACAACAGTCCCGGCAGGCCTCGGCTGGTGGAACCGTTCATATCCAGAATTCATTCACCGGAAAACCAGATGACGCAACGCTGGAAGCTATCGACCAGCGAAACCGTCAACTGGTGATATCGATCCGTAAGGAAATGGCGGCTCAGGTGGTAAAGCCAACTAATGAGTTTGGCAGGGCCTTAAACGGCTTTTATGGCCGGACCAGGAAGGAGTGATCACGTGCCTGACATTTTTTATCCACACGATTACCTGCCGATGCCATTGCAGGATGGTTATGGCTTCAAGCCTGTCAGCCCGCTGCAGCGCACCGAAACGACATCAGGCCGGGCCCGACAGCGCCGAAAGTATACATCAACACCAACTATCGCCACCGTTAACTGGATTTTTAAAAAGCATAATCAGGCCCAGCTGTTTGAGGCATGGTTCCGCGATGCACTTACGGATGGCGCCGCATGGTTTTTGATGAAGCTGCAAACACCGCTGGGCTGCCAGCAAGCTTATAAATGCCGGTTCACCGACATATATGAGGGACCGACGCTGGTTTCACCAAAATACTGGCGCTACAGCGCGCAACTGGAACTATGGGAGCGACCGCTGCTGCCACCAGGGTGGGGCAATTTCCCGGAACTGGTGGCCGGCAGCGATATTATCGATCTGGCGTTAAACAGGGAGTGGCCTGAAGCATGACCAGTCCAGTTCTGAACAGGCTTTATGCCAGCGGTGGTGACGAGGTCATCATCGACACACTGCAGATCATCGTTGGCGGCCAAGATTACTGGCTTACCCGCGGCTGGGATGACATTACCGTCACGCTGGAGAATGGTGCTCAGGCAACATTCCTTGGGTCTGCCATCGATGTGGCGCTGCCGGCGCGAAATTCTGACGGCACCCAGGATCTGAAATTCGCCATCAGCAATATCGACGGCGTGGTTTCAACGGCGATCCGCAACGCGCTTGACAGCCTCAGCGATGCCAGCATGACTTTCCGACGGTATGTCTCGACCGACCTTTCCGCACCCGCTACGCCGCCGTTTACCCTGGCGATTAAAGAAGGGTACTGGACCGCGACGGAGGTGCAGATCACCGCTGGCTACATGAATATTCTCGATACCGCATGGCCGCGCTACCGCTACACGCTGCCGAACTTCCCGGGCCTCCGCTATCTCCAGTAGGAAATCATTATGGACAAATACAACACCGGCAACCCGCTGGCGTCAGCGCATCCTCTCGATATCCACCATGAATGCCACAACCAGCCCGATCTCATCACCCGATCAGAGGCAGAGAAGATGATTAAGGAGTCAAATGATGAGCTTATCCAGCGCCTCAAAAGTGAATTCATCCTGCAAAGACGGTCGGTTTAACCCTGATAAATACCGTTCTGTCGAGTGGCAGAAGGGCGGACGCGATTACCCCGCACTGGACTGCTTTGGCATCGTCAACGAAATCAGGCGCGATCTTGGCCTGGCGGCGTGGCCTGATTTCGCCGGAGTCACGAAAGACGACAACGGCCTCGACCGGGAGGCGCGCGGCCTGATGGCTGACCTGCAGCGTTGCGATCCTGTTCCAGGCGCGGGCATTGCCTGCTATTCCGGCTCAGTAGTGACGCATGTCGCCATCGTGGTGGAGATTGACGGCGTGCTCCATGCCGCCGAATGCAATCCCCGCACTAACGTGACCTTCCTGCCGCTGGCGCGGTTTACGCGTCGGTTTATTCGCGTGGAGTATTATCAGTGACGATCCGTATCTACCCCTCCCGGTTACCCGGGGAACCGCTGGAAACCCACCATCATGAAGCCCTCAGCCTTGCTGACTGGTTTGCACAGAACGTTGAGGGATGGACTCCGGATCAGCAGCATCCGGTAGCGGTTGAAATCGACGACGTTCCGGTACCGCCGGAAGAGTGGGCGCTGTGTGCTATTCGGCCTGACAGCGATGTAAGAATGTACCCGGTGCCGTACGGTACCGGTGCGGAAATCGCGCTGTGGGTGGCCGTCAGCGTGGCCGTCGCGTCGGCGGCTTACTCCATCTACATGATGAGCACGATGCAGACTGGCGGAGCGAGCCAGCCGAGTAATGGTGATCAGCTTGAGCTAAACCCGGCCAAGGCCAACATGGCTAAACTGGGCGATCCCATTCGCGAGATTTTTGGCCGCTATAAGGTATGGCCGGATTACGTCGTTCAGCCTGTTTCGCGCTTCGATTCCGCCGATCCCAAAAAATACGTGACCAGCATGTTTTTATGCGTGGGGGCGGGCGACATGGCACTGCCCGCGTCGGCGATACGCATCGGCTCCACGCCCGCATCCGCGTTCGGCAGTGATGTCAGTGCCACCATCTACCCGCCGGGAGCCAACGTCTCCGGCGACAGCCGCTCCGAGAACTGGTTCAACAGCGGTGAGGTGGGAAACACCACTTCAGGTACTGCGGGCCTCGACCTCGGCTCAACCGGTCCCCAGACGGTCAGTATCATCTCTGATGCCATCCTGGTCAGCGACAATACCATTACCCTGATCGCGGCCAGCGCCAGCGACGGGGAGACGGAGATCCCGGCGGCCTGGGTTGTCGGTACCGTGGTTAATGTCATGGCGCCAAATTCATACCGGGTGATTAATTCCGGCGGCTATAGCGTGATTTATGGCGACGTCGATGAGCTTGCTCCGGTGATAGGGATGCCTGTATCGGTTTCATTTAACGAGTCAGACTACGACCTGTTTATCGCCAGTTACGCAGCTGGCGTTCCTGCGGTACCCGGTGTGGGTGGTTCGACGGCCAGCATAACTGCCAGCGCTGCGCCCACCACCTACGATTTTACGGCAACACCGGTCACGTTCACGATCGGCTGGAAGGGCACGACGTATGCATTGTCACTTATCACTAATTACGTCACCATGTCAGGGCTGGTTAACACTATTTCAAATCAGTTAACAGGCTCTGGCCTGGTGGCGATTGATAATAGTGGCCGCCTGCAAATTGCCGAAGAGAGCAGTCCTTTCGCCGGCGGCGCGATAAGTCACAGCGCGCTTCCTGCTTCGGTTTTCGGCAGCGCCCCGGTTGATGTTGTGGGCGTGGCATCAACGGGCGGAACTGCGGCGGTTGAGGCACATATCACTCTGGCCTACGACAGCGGGGCAGGTAAGCCATTCACCGGTATTCCTGACGGCATCCAGCGGATCGGGATCGGCTATGCTGACGGCCAGTTTCGCATTACCGATATTGATGACCAGACCATTACCGTTGAGCGGGTGATAGTCACCCAGGACGCTGGTGGTAATGATGTCGTCACCGTCGACGCATCCTGGCCCGGATTCACAGAGCGCACATTGCTGGATTCTCAGGTCACCGGCGTGAATGATGATTACGCCTGGCTGGGGCCTTTCCTTGCCTGCCCGGATGGCGAGACCACCACTGCCATCGAAAACAACTTCATTTTTCCCAACGGACACATCCAGTACAAAAAGAACGGGGACCCTAAGTCGCATACCGTGCGGGTTCTGGTTCAGTACCGCAATGCTGCCTCTGCGGGTGCCTGGTCGCAGGTGGTGTATAACTTCACCAACAAAACCGCAGATGGCCACGGTTATACCAGGCGTATCAGCGGGCTGGCAGAGGCGCAGTATGAGGTACGCGTGCGGCGCACGACGAAGATTGGTGGCTCCAGAACGGTGAACAATCTTTACTGGCAGGCGATGCGCTCGCGGTTGAGCAAACGCCCCGGCAGCTATGCAGGCGTGACCACCCTGGCGCTGACGGTACGCACCGGTAACCGTCTGGCAGCCCAGTCCGATCGTCGCGTTAACGTCATTCCTACGCGGCTCTATAACGGACACCCTTCGCGCAGCATCAGCGGGGCGCTGTATCACGTTCTGGAATCCCTGGGGTTCCGCCCTGAACAAATTGACCGTGCAGCAATTGACGCACTTGAGCAGACCTGGTGGACTCCGCGCGGGGAAACGTTCGACTGGGCTGCCGGGGACAGCAAGTCGGCGCTTGAGGTGTTGAAAATCATTACCGGCGCAGGGATGGGATACTTCCTTCTGTCAGATGGCCTGGTGTCCGCCGGCCGGGAGGGGGTCAAGAACTGGACCGGGATGATCACTCCGCAGGAAACCACCGAAGAGCTGCAGACTGCGTTCAAGGCCCCAAGCCAGGACGACTATGACGGGGTGGATGTTACCTACATTAACGGCACGACCTGGGCAGAAGAGACTGTTCAGTGTCGTCAGCCCGGGAATCCCACGCCAGTGAAGGTGGAGGATTACAAACTGGAAGGGGTAGTAGATCAGGACCGGGCGTACCGCATTGGCATGCGCCGTTTACGCGGGTACCAGTTGCAGCGCCTGCAGCACACGACCAGCACCGAAATGGATGCGCTCTGCTACCAGTTTATGGACCGCATCATCCTCACCGATGATATTCCCGGCAACCAGACATTGAGCTGCCTGATCACTGAGATGAGCTGGGACAGCACAGTGATCACCCTGACGCTCAGCGAACCGCCGGACTGGAGTTTCCCGAATGCCCGTGTGGTGATCCGCCACCAGGATGGCAGGGCGTCAGCGTTGCTGGTGCCGACGCGCATCGATGATTTCACCCTCAGCATTCCATACAGCGCTGCGCTGGCACCAGAGGAATGGGAGATGGACAGTCCGTACATTGAGCCGCCGCGCCTGTTGTTCTGCTCGTCATCCCGGGTGGGATACGACGCGCTGGTTGGGGAAATAACACCCGGAAGTGACGGTACCAGCAGCGTGACAGCGATTCAGTACCACCCTGGTAAATATCAGTACGACGACGCCAGTTATCCCGGTGACGTTGCATAACATTCAAATAATTGACTACCCGCTTCGGCGGGTTTTTTTATGCCCGGAGCGAGCATGACCAAATACGCAACGATGAATCCGCTGGGGTCTACCAGCCCGTATGATTTGTTCGATAACGCCCAGAATTTCGATACTGCCATTAACAGCATTACCTCTGCGATCTGGCAGGACCGCTTTGGCAAGTCGCGACATACCTGGTATGGACTGGAGGCTATGGCGAAAGCGGCGATAGCTGCATTTGGCTACATCACAATGGACTCCTTCCAGGCTGGTGCGACGCTGACGCTACCTAACCAGGTTCTGCGTGATACCAGTACCGGCGAATATTATCGCTGGGATGGTGTATTTCCTCCTGGCGGTAAAGTAGTTCCAGCTGGCTCGACTCCTGCAAGTAGTGGTGGTGTCGGAATTGGAGCTTGGTTGAGCGTTGGTGATGCTGTGCTTAGAGGGCAAATATCCGACCCAGATGGCGCAGTAAAATACCCTGAACTGCAAATGGCCCGCTGGCGTGATGAGGGCGATATCCGCGGCTGGGGGGCGAAAGGTAATGCCAATAAAGCTGGCACAGCTGGCACTGATGATACCGCAGCTATCCGGGCGGCAATCAGTTCAGGGAAGAAATTAAAGATACCTCCGCGACACCTTTTCCTTGTCACCGACACGATCATTATTCCCTCTAATACAACTATCGTGGCTGAAGATAAGTTCTCATCAGGTATCGTAGCGGCGGTAACGATGGAGGGCTCGCTGGATGTTATGCAGAACGCGGGTTACAACACTGCGCCTATAACATATGACGAAAATATTGTTCTCTCTGGCTTCCTAATTCACGCAAACGGCTTCACGCGAACAAAGACTGCTGATGGCGAGTGGGGTCGCTGTCTGCGCACCGGGGCTGTCAGAAACATTTATCTTACTGACATGGTATTCCAGGAGGGGCCGCAACACTGCCTTGATTTGGCATGCTGGCGTAACAGTCATGAGAATGCGGGTCATGCTGGCGTAGTCCAAGGGATGACCGAGAATGCAGTGGTCACTAACTGCGATATCATCGACTACTGCCGGGATGACGGGCTGACCACGCACGGTGCATCCGGTGTCACGATTGATGGCTGCGTATCCCGGATCACTGACTACGCGAAATCAGTCAATAATTACTCAATAACCCAGAACGGATTTGAGATTGACGATGGCAGCTACAATGTCATTGTAACTAACTGCCGGGCATACTGTAACAACACGTTCTCAAAAGGGTTCTCCACGGCAAACCATGAGAACAACCCGCCGCCGCACAACGTCCGCTTCATTAACTGCGATACGTATGAAGGGGTGTCTGGGGTGTCTTTGTTGGGCGCGATCAATAGTAGCGTGGCCTTCGGTACGGAGAACTGGCGCGCGCGGAACTATGTCATTCACAACTGTAGCCTGATCTACCCACATGCAGCCACCGGACCAGATTACCCATCGCGCGCAGTAGAGGCGCGCATTGTCATGGACGTCGATATCCGTAATTTCCGTGTCCAGATGCGCGGAGAAAATGGTGAGTCTGCCCGATCTCCGTGTGCAATTACCAACATTGATACAGCAGTGAATGTATCCTTTGATGGGCTTCGGGTAGAAGGGGTTCCAGATGGCGACATGGGCACAGGATTCGGAACCATGCGTGCATGGTTCCGAATCTCCAACACGGAAACTAAAAACATCCGCATACGGAATGTCTCGATTGATAATATCGGCTGGGCTGACAGAATCATCAATGATAACACCAACGTAGCTGGCGCAGCGGCGCTAAAAGTAGTTGACGGTATCTACCTCGGTCGCAATTCAACCGACGGCAGGCAGAAAACCGCAGTCATGAGTTCGGCATTTGCTGACTTTAGAAATGTGAATGTTCCAGCGGGTGTGCAGGCTTTGCGAATTGGTCGCCAGTTCTTTGACCGCTCCGCTCTCGGCAGTAGAGTTGAAGTTAACTATAACTCGCCAAAAGCTATTATTGGTGGCATTAAGCTAATTTCAGAAACTGCAGCTGATGGAACGCAGCCAGTGCCTGGGCTTCTGTTTGATCGCCAGTTCACCTCTGCCGCTAATCAGAACGGGAAAGGATGTATCGCTTTTCGTACATCCGTTGCGGCACCAGGTTCTTTTAACGTCACTGCGTATGACGAGGATACCGGGCGTTATGAGCCCATGCTTGCCATGGTGTGGACGGCGGCCGGTACGATCAAGAAATATATCGCACCAATTGTTGATGGAGACATGAACAATGGTAACGCAGGGGCCAGATGGTTAAATGTCCACTCGGTCAACGGCGTTATCACGACCTCAGATGCAGATGATAAAGATTTGCTGCGCGATGCTGAGGAAAAAGAGAACTCCGCTTTTGCCAAAATTGCGCGCCTACCTTCGGTCTGGAAGTGGATCAGGAGAGTTGAAGAGGAGGGAGATAATGCTAGATGGCACTCAGGCCCAACCGTACAGGCAGCCATAGCAATCATGGAAGAGTACGGACTGAACTGGAGTGAGTATTCCTGTTTCTGCTATGACTATCAGCCTTATGTTCCTGAGCGCATTGAAACAGTGCCAGCTCTGATTGACGATGAGACAGGTGAGGTTCTGTCTCCTGAGCATGAGGTGTTGATACCGGAAGTTGAGGGGTCATCAGGATATGGGTTCAGGAAAGAGGAGTTGTTGTGGTGGTGCATGAGGGCGCTGGTTGCCCAGCATGACCATTTGGAAGAAAGGGTGGCGCGGCTTGAGAGTCAATAATCATCCTCAATATCTCGCACCGCAGAAAAAACTGTCAGGCCGATAACTACTGTGGCAAGGACGCCAATTATCACTAACGTAAAAACCATACGCTCTCCTGATGTTGGCTTTGTTATTAATAAGCATAGCGCATGCGTGTTTCAACCATCACGAAGCCGCTTTACATTCAGAATTCACCTGGAAAATAGAGTTGATGTGTGAAAATCGTAAGACACGGTGTACAGCGAAACTATTAAGAATGAGGCGGAGGAAGGAGTCTAGATATTAAGCGGGTGACAAGCAGTTATACACGCAGTCGATAAAAAAGCCCGACATTTTGCGGGCTTCTTTAAATTATTTCTTTTTCAACTCATTTATAATGCCGTTGTATCTTCTGTTTGTGTACATTTGCATTCCAATGAGTTGCATTGCGCTCATAGGCTTTTCACTGCAATATTCATCAAAGCCAGGGACGCTCATGGCAAAGTCAAGCCAAATATTTCGGTAAGCATAAAGACAACTGCCACCATTATCGATAAACCATCTTGTTTTTGATTTATCTAATGGCATCCATGGTTTAAACCTTGTAATGTAGTGAAAGTTCTTAGTATCAAACATAAAGTTGTCATCTGTGTCTCTCGTAGCTAAAACTCGATGATTATATGCTTCTGACGTATCTTTAAAAGAACCACATACCTGATTTAATACAGATGCGAATGCCAGTTGTTCATGCAGTTTTGCTTTAGGTGATGATTCAACCAGGAACTTATAAGCCTTTTTGAATTTCCCAAGAAAATCTCTTTTGCAGTACAAATCATTGTTAAAGACAATAAACCCGACATTCATATATGCAGAGTGAATGTCGCTAAATATATTTTTATCAATAGATTCCCTGGCTGATGTTTCAGTCATTCCCTCTTTAATGAGGTTAACTCTTGCCTTAAACCCAGACAATACCACATCATCTGGGATGATTTTTTCCATATCATATTTGCCGACGCACAAGATGTCATAATCTGCCTTGCAGGAATATTTATAACCCTTATCTTTCAGGTAAATAGGAAGTGCGTAATTATAGAAAACATCAATAGGCCAAATGTTTTCATGCATCTTTGTGAAGTCATCTAAGATGGAGTGCTTATCTAGTTCCTTAGTATCTATAAAGTTTATTTTTAAAGATGAAAGGGTGTCTTGCATGCTTGCGGAGAGCTTTTCTTTATTAAAGCACAAAAAGAAATCAAAAGAGCCAGGGTTGTGTTTTTTTATACTCTCGATAGCCACCAGGGCTGGGAAGTAAATTCTTTCATCCCCAGCAATAAAAAGCGCAACTTTCTCCATGAACTAATGAACTCCAACTGAAATTAATTTGAAAGGCGATCGGCAGTCGCTGTGTGGCGGTAAATCTATCACAACCAGGGTGAATGTGTAAGACCTTGGGCAGTCATGGTTATTGATAGGCTATCCCGTATTGATCAGCACACCCTTTAAAACTACTGTATATAAAAACAGTATAAAGGAGTGCAGATCATGGGATTCCCTTCACCGGCAGGCGATTACGTAGAGCAGCGCTTTTCACCTGCCAGCATGTGCATTACAAATACCAGTCGTATCCTTGAAACATCGTCAGGTTACGCGGTGATCGAGCCCGTTACCAGGTTAGTGCAGGGCCAAGTACTGCTAATTCTGTCAGGAGGGCGGACTCAGTTTGCAAGGGTGATGGGTCGGGCGTTAATCACGGATGATGGCGAAGCGATCGAGGGGGAGGTAGCGGAAGAGGTTGAGGTGCTGGGGCGGGTGACGTTCTTCATCAACAGCATGCTGCAGGATGACAGGATAGTGTGACATGTTTGTGCCATGAGTGTGTCATGCACCAATTGACGAGTTACATCAACTTCCGTTTTGTGTCATCAACAATGGCTTTGTGAATGCGGTCAATGCTTGTCAAAACAGTAAGTTAAATGTGGTGCTTCTGATTCGTAATGCGAAGGTCGTAGGTTCGACTCCTATTATCGGCACCATTCAAGCATTTCTTCACATTTTCCTGCATCAGCAAAAAATTTATTAGCCATCAATTTGCTCGAGCGCCTTTGATTCTATTAATTATCAAACAGTTAACATTCTCTTCCCTGCTGCAAAAGGTTGCGCTACTCTCACAAAAGCATTCGCTACCAAAATGGTTCGGGACTTGTATGCGTGTTTAATTGATGAAATAGCTCAGGCTACTCTCTGATAGATGATCGCTAATCAAAGGTAAAAAATGAAAACAACCACCCCAGCATATACCGTTGTGGACTTGTCTCGTTGGGCAAGGAAGGAGCATTTTGAGGTATTTCAGTCGTTTGCACAAAGTACGTTTAACCAGACGGTGCAATTAGACATTACGGCGCTGTTAAAGCATATCAAAGCGGTTGGCTGGAAATTTTACCCGACGATGATTTTCCTGATTGCTCACGTCGTAAACAGGCATACGGAATTCCGTATGGCGATGAAGAACAATGAGCTTGTGATATGGGATGAAGTCCATCCAAGCTATACCATCTTCCATAATGAAACGGAGACCTTTTCATCAATATGGAGTCCGTACGACGGCAATATTCAGCACTTCCAGAATGTTTATTCCGAAGACGTGGCACGCCATGGTAATAATCTTGCTTATTGGCCTAAGGGACAGTCGCCAGACAATATATTTTTCGTATCCGCTATTCCCTGGGTGAGTTTTACCAGTTTTGATATCAACGTCGCTCACATGCAGAACTTTTTTTCCCCTATGTTCACTTTTGGGAAATACTACGAGCAAGATGGAAAAGTATTATTGCCTTTCGCCCTGCAGGTGCATCATTCCGTGTGCGATGGTTTCCATGCGGCAAGGTTAATCAATGAGTTAAAAGCGATGTGCGATGACATCCAGCACTATTCAGAGGAACTCAGGGGTTGA